ATTTATTTCTACATAACTCCAATTAGGTGTTGTTGGTCGTTTAATATAATTACATTTTGTATTACCCATAGCAAATACAGCTTGTATTGTTCCAGTTATTGTAGCTTGTTCAGACATGGTTAACGTATTGGTTGTACCAGATTTTGGAAAAGGTGTTAATACTGTAGTTCCAGATGGTATTCCAGTACCAATTATTTGAGGCATATGTCCAGATGCTTGATAATATTCGGTTATACGATCAGAGTTATTTGTGCTAGTAAAAGTAGCTTCAGCACTAGCATCAGTTGTTGTTAAATCACCTAATAACGTGAAATATTGAGCGGGACCTAATATATAATAACTATCATTATTATTTGAAGTTAAACTTGTAGCGTGTGGGTAAATTCTTATTGTGGAGTTTGTTAATCTAACAAAAGCAGGTCTTCTCGTTGTAGGTCGAGTATATTTAGAATTTAATATAGGACCTATATCTTTCTTTTTAATTTCTTCAATTGGTATTTTAAGATACTCATTATAATTACTAGCATCATCTTTTACGCAATATGTTAACTCACCCAATCTATATAAATCTGAAGGTAAAGTTATTGATCCATCATATGATGTTGGATATAATATTTGATCATTAACACGAAACACACTTAACTTTTCATCTAACATATCTAAAGAACTGGAAAACTCAGTATCTGTTTCCATTCTAGTTTCCGCTTGTCTTATATCGTGAAAATAACGCTCAAAAATATCTATTTGAGCTTGGTCGGCATATAAATTAAATTCTTGAGGTGTTATATATCCTCTTTGTTCTTTATTAGCCATAGCTAATACTTTTTGATATACTGTATCTATACTTACTGCCATAATGTCTTTTTAATTTGTAGTTTGCGATCGCCCCGTAGAGCGACCGCTTCTACAGTTTGATTAATTGTTTAATCTTTTTTCTATGTTTTGGTATATTTCCATACCTTCATCCGTTTTAAACCAAGCAGCTAATGCTGAGTAAGGATGCTCGTCAAATGGAACATTCATTAGTTTTCTATCATTAGAACCCCAACTAAATACTCTTTGATCTTGAGATAACTTAATTATTCCAAGTTCTGTAGCTCTAATACCAAAATTCCTAAGTTGAACATTATCATCTTTAACTAATTCTAAGAATAACTTAGGATTTTTCTTAGCATATACTAATAAATCTCTTTTAAGTTCTTTAGAACTCATCTTAGATACTTCAGAACCTTTTTCTACACGCATAACAGCTTCAGCCATATCAATATCTAGACCAATAGCAGCATTTAACGCTTCTATTTCTACCTCTATATTTTCAACCTCATCAGCAGCTATAACGCTAGGTTTGTGTTCGTAAAAAAGTTTATCTCTATGTGGATGATATAACGATAATAGTTTTTGAAGAATTGTTTTGTTTTTAGGGACATTTAAAATACCACGTCTAAAAATTATATGTTCTAATCTTTGCTCGCCGATCATTTCGTCAACAAAACAAGTTCTTTGGTTAGAAGTATATTTTAATTCTCTTTCATAACCTTTTTCTTCGTCAAAATAATAAATATCACAACCTCTAATAAGTTTAGTTAAAGGTTTATCGTTACCTTTCAACATATAAAACCTGTCTTTAATCACCCAATCACTTTCTATTTTAGGAGTTTTATTCTCCATTTCTTTGTTTTCCATAATATAATATATAATAAAATTAATAAAATAAAAAAGGAGGGCAGAGAGCGTTTACGTGCATGCCGCCCTCCTTTTTAAAAATTGCTTAGTTTAATAAACAGAAGTTATTAGCTCCTTGAACGATCATACATCTTTCAGATAAGAAGTTCATCGTCATCGCGTCTAAGTCAGATGTAGTAGCTCCAACAGAACCTGTTATCCAAGTTTTGAATTTTCTACTCTCCATATTAGAAGCTCTGTATCTAACGTGTAAGAAAGGACGTTTTATGTTCTTTCCTAAACCTTGATCATAAACATTAGAAACACCAGCTGGTATAACAACACCTCTGATAGCTTCACCACCAGTAGCTGCAGCGTTAATACCACCTCTAGTTTGTTTATCATTTAAGTATTTCCAGTCAGACTTATAGAAGTCATAAGAACCTCTTCGGAATCCTGAGAATCCTAGGTTAAGTGCCATGTCTTCAGAGTTATCAAATACTCCGTAAGAAGTACCACCAGCTCCGTAAGAGTTCATTGAAGCAAGCATGTCATCCATTGCTAGAGCAGTTGCTCTATTAACAAACATCATATTTTCTTCAATTGCACCATTTTCATCAAATGCAGCTAACATAGCATCAAACTCAGCTAAATCAGTAGCAGGGTTAACACCAGTAATACCAGAAGAAGTGTGACCTCTATCAGTGATAGCTTTAAATAAACCTTCAGTACCACCAAGCTCACCAACATCACCACCACCAGTATCGATAGCAGAATCGTCATGAGTTTTCTCAGCTTCAATACATACCATTTCTAAATAGTCTGTAAATCTAGCTCTAGTATCACCTTGAGCTTTTAAGTACCAGTAGTAACCATTTTGACCATCTTCACCTGAAACTTCAACCCAACCGATTTGAGCTACATCAGATCCAGATACTTCATACATATCCTTAATAATTACTGGTTTGTTAGTAAACGAAGTAAATACAGGTTTATTTGATCTAACTTTGTTTTCTGTACCTTTACCCCATTCAGAACCAAAAACTAATATTTTACAAGTATTATCACCATCAACGAAACCTGCAGTGTCTAAACCTGCGTATCCATAAGGTTTTACTGTAATTGTTTGATTACCACCAGCAGCAGCGCTTACACGAGCTGTAATAGTTTGTCCACCACCAGCAAGTAATACCATATCACCAATATTAATACCATGATCTGTAGTTTGAGTTACACCATCCATAGTTTTAGTAATATTAATAGTATCTGCTGTAACATCAAGAATATCACATTCATAAGCTAAATGTAATCTACCTTGTTCTGACCAAACAACTTGGTCGGACTGCATTGCTTCTTCTGCACTAACTTTAGATAAAAAACCTGAAATAGTTCTCTTACCGAAAACCTCAGCTTCTTTCTCCATTAGCTCAGGAAGATGTTGCTGTGCCCATCCACTTGATTGTAGGTCTAAATAATTGTCCGCCCCAAGTACTTTTTGAGTATAATCTTTACCTGTAGGCGTATAACTTGAAATTGCCATTTTAAAATTGTTTTAATTGTTATTGTTTAAATTTATTGTTTTTAATCTTGAAACTAGCAACATCATCACCTAACACTCTAAACTTTAAACCATCGGTTTTAACCTCTCCATGTTGTTGTCGAGGATTCATATCAATGTTTTTAGATTTAGCTATACTATTTTTCATAGCATCTGCTCTACCTTGTTCATAAAAGTGATTAGCGATTGCGTCAGCATTCATAGCTGTGTATAATTGTTTATGAAACTCTTGAACGTTTGTAAAATTACCAGTATTTGGATCTATAAAACGTTCTATATAATCATTTACTTGATCATTAGCGTTTCTAACATCATTCGCATTGTTAACATTATATCTAAATCTTTTATCCCCGATTTTATATTCAAAACCTTTGAATTGATCGTTAAATAAATTTGATGTTTGTTGATTATAAGAGTTAACTAACGCTTCATCTTGCTTTAATGCTTGTGCCGTTTCTTTTGTGTAACTGTTATAGAAATTTATGGCCTTTTGCTGATCTGGAGTTAACTTAACACCAGCTTTCAAATCTCTATAATATTTGGACTTTTGTCCTTCCAAATAGCGTCTTGCCTGAGCAACTTGCTCCTTCATTGCTAATTGTTTTCTTTTTATATCCATATCTTCGTCGTTTTCAGTATCGTAACCAAATTGGTCAGTCATTAAAAACGCAACTTCCTCATGTGTTAAATGAGGTTTTGTCTGCATATAATATTCTCTAACTAATTCTACAGGATTAAACTTACTATAATCCTTATTTAGTTTAGTGTAATCTTCTATAGTACCACCTGTATCATTCATGAAATCAAGAAGTTTTTGAACGTTTTCAGGTAGTGGTTCTCCTGTTTGTTGTGATTGAGCAACCGCTTGTTCTACAGCTTGAGTTGTTTCTTGTACTTGAGCTTGCTCTTCAGCTGTAATTTCCTCTACTTGTGGAGGTGCTTGTGTTTCTGTTTGCGGTTGTACTTCTTCTTGTTCTTGTGCGGGAGGGGCATTTTCAACGACTCCTGTATCTCCCTCTGTGTTAACGTTATCTTCTTTAGTTTCATTTTGCTCTAGGTTTGGTGGTTTATTTAAATCTACTTTAATAACACTATCGTCGTCAGCGCTATTAAATTTACTATAATCAGGTTTTTCCACATGTTCATCACCTGGATCTTGTTGATTATTAGTATCTTGAGTAGTTTCTTCAACTATCTCCTCTATTCTGTTTTCTTGTTCTTCCATAATATAATATAATAATAATTAATAATTTTATAAATTAAAAGATTCTTGACCAAAACTACCTTCTAATATATCGTTACCTACAGACTCAAAGTTTCTAGGTGGTCTACCTGTTTTTCTTTGTTCTATAAGTTCACTTTGTTGTGAAGCTTGTATTCTTGTTCTTTCATCTTTTCTATCTTCTTTTATCTTGTCTTTTTGATTAATAGAATCAATATCCATTTGTTTTAATTGTAAATTTAATTGGAATTCATGATCCATTAATGCTTTTTTAAGTTCAAACTCTTGATTATTTGTTTGTTGTTCTAATTGAGATTTAGCTTGTTCAATTTGAATAGTTGCTTGAGCTTGAGCTTGATTTTTTTGTATTTCAGCTTGAGCGGCTGCTTGTGAAGCTTCTGCTTGCGCTCTACCTTGAGCTTCAGTTTGCTGAAGTTGCATTTGTTGATCTTTTTCTTGTTTCTTTATTCTACGTATTTTCAACAATTGATTAGCAAGTTTAATATTTTTTATCTGTCTTAAATCTATAGCATCTTCTAATTCTATACTTTTTTGTGCTAATGCTACTTGTATATTATTTTCTAACATTTGCTTTTCTTCTTCGTCTGGTGCTAATTCTAAAAATATACCAAAATCATAAAGATGTAGTTCTGTTAATTCTTCTAAAGTTCCAACATTATGCGCTCCTATCGCTTGAATAAACGCATCTTTTGTTGGTGAATACTCTATAATATCAGATATTCTAAGAGATAAACATTCTGCTATTTCTGCTGTTAAATATAATCCCGCTTGTAATATATGTCTTGTAGCTGTATTACTATTAGCGGCTGCCATTTTTTGAACACCTACTAAAGCTTTAGGATCTGGAGTCGCGGCATCTCTAGCTTCATTTAATCCCGTGACATCTCTTATCATCTGTAAGTAATAATTATATGTACTAATTAAACTTTGCATTTTACCACTTCCATTTCCAGATTGTATTTCTTGAATAGGTACTTTACCTGGGTTTGGATCACCAGTACTAGTTAACGATCTTCCAATTACCGAACCAGTTTGGAAGAACATGTTTAAAGCTTCCTGTGGATTATAATTTGTACCATTACCCAAATCTATTTCAGCAAGTCCATCAGCGTCCATATAAACACCATCTGGAACCATTCTAGATAAAACTTGTTGTAACTTAAGATGTGTTAATTGTATCATATCAGCAAAACCAGTGATACGTTTAACTAAAGATTCTATTCTACCTTCATATATCCTAGGAGCACAAATAGCATAATTCATTTTAACTTTAGTATAATCACTTTTAGGTCGCATCATATTTTTAGACATTTCCCACTTAAGCAATCTATTAGCACCCATAATATAAACACCTTCGTATAAACATTCTACAGACCTAATTAATTTACCAAATTCTGCTTCAACTGACATTTCTGCTGGTGGATTAAACTGATCATCTTTAGGTATTATTTTAGCAGCTCCACTAGCTAATTCTTTAGTTTTATAGACCTCATTCATGTAAGTTTTATAATTAAAATATAAAACTCTTACCGTATTATTATCATCTCTACTTCTATCATCACCATAATTTCTTGCTATTGGATGATTCTTTTTTATTATATCTTCTAAATCTTCCTGCATTAAATTTGGAAACTGTTTGGCTAATTCGTTAATAGGAATATCTTTAACTTCACCAACATAGTATATATCATCAAAATAAGGAGAATCTGTATGAGAGTAAACTAAATTAGATGGATCAACATAATCTATAACAACACCTTCTGAGGTGTTAAACGAAGTTTTAACAGCGCCAATACCTAATACTGTAAGATCATAATAAAATCTTTTTCTTGTTAATTCATAATTATTTCCTTCAAATAAAACATTTAAAGCTTGTTCTTCAGCTATCTCTACAGCTTGTTTATAATTAAGCTGCATATGTAATTCTAATTCTTCTTGTGAATCTGGTAGCTTTTCTTCATCTTCTGTTTTCCCAGTATCTATACCAAAATTTTCAGAAACAAAAGCCCTCATCTCTTTAGTACGCATATCAGATAATATATCTTCCATGTATTTAGTTCTCTTACTAACACCATATGGATCTTGTGAATATGCTTTTATATCATATACTCTTTCTGCCATACCGTTAACAACAATATCTACAAATTTAGGTATAATTGGAACCGGTTTCCAATCTAAATTTAAATAGGACAAATCACCGTTTATAGATAACTCATCCTTATATTTTTGTATAGATTGCTCTCCACGAGCATATAATCTTAATTTATGAAAATTATTTAAATTACTTATATACTTGTTATTATTATGATCTTTATTAAACCATTCTTGTTCTATAGCTTTAGCAATTTTTAAGCCGTATTCATGACTTGCTTTTTCGTTATCACTAACAACCTGACTAGGAAAATTACTATTTATATCATTGTGCGCCATATTTATTTTTTAATTATTTGAGACATAATTCCTTTGTTTTGATATTTAGAAATATGTATATTTAATTTTGGTTTTTCAATTTTAGCGTTTGGAGCATATAAGTGTCTATTACAAGCCATAATAGCTAAACCACTACTTATTGTCGCATCAAACTTTGTTCTTTTAGTTATATCAAATCTACTCCAATCATTTAACGTTTTATTAAAATACATATTACCAAAAGAACCTTCTTGATTCATACCAACATGATCTTGAATATACATCTCTATTGCTGCAGCATGAGCTTGTTTAATATCTTCACTTGTGTTTGGTATTCCACCTATTTCTTTTTCAGCTACAGATAATTTATTCCAAACTTTATCTGGTCTATTCATACTAAACCCTCTATAACCTCTTCTTCGCATATAATATAAAAGTCTAGGTTTATTATTCTCTGCTAATATTGGCATTCCATAAAATACTAACGCCATTAAAACATCTTCAAAAAACATCTCAGCAGTTTGAGGTCTAGCTATATATTCTAAAAAGAAACTATTAGCAGGAGCATCCTCCATGCTAAACTTAGTTAATCCGTGTAAAGCTCCTTTAGAACCTCTACCATCTACAGTTCCTGATATATCGTATGAGTCACATCCAAAAGCGCCCATGTGTTCGTTACCAGGATATTTTACACCATTTTTTACAATTATTTTGTTTTGTATATTAGTTGATGGTGTCCAGCTTATTTTAAACCTTCCTTTTGGATCTGGATAGAATATAACTTGAGAATCTTTTATACCGTTAACCCATTGAAAGTTACCAGTTGTAATTCCTAGAGTTCTAGACATCTCTTCGTTATAATCTATCTGTTCATATATTTTAACAAGATTAAATATACTTCCTTTTGCTTCATCTCTAAAAGCATGTTCTGTTGTTCTTGGAAACTGGCGGTAAAATTCATTTAAAGCATCTTGATCTCCTTTTAAGCCATCAGCTTCGTTTTGCCAGTTATCTATTACTCCTACATCTATTAATTCACCGTCTGGGGCGAACACATCGATATCAGGTGTATTAAATACTGGAATTCCGAACTCATCAATAAATCCTTCGTAGTTCCATTCCATTGGGATAAACAAAGAGTATAAACCAGACTTTGTTTGGCCATTTCTATTTCTCTGAGTGACGTCGGATGCGTTATATAATTTTTTAAAATTGTCTCCACCTTTATCTAATGCGTTTGAAGTTGAGCCCATCATACATTTACCTATAATTCTACTACCTAATCGTAAACATGTTTTTGTAACTCTCCAGTTGTTTAATATATTATCGGGTCTCTCCCATTTACCGCTTTCATCATGTACTAATAAAGCTAGTTTTTCACCATCATAACTATTATCACCAGTGTTTTTCCAATCAATAGTTGTATCTAATCCTTCTATTTCTTCTAGTCCATCTGTAGCAGCCATTTTCTTCCTTGTAAACTTACTAGCTGGTACTCTATATGCTAATTCTGATTTTGGCCTATCCATACCATCTTGAATTGGTTTGAAAAAGAATGGATAGTTTATACTTATCGGAACTACTTTATCAGTAAACATCTTCTTAGCGTCTGCACCTGTTTTAGATAGGATACCATATCTACTATCACTTGATATAGTGGCTAAATTAACTGTTTCAGCACTTGACATAAAAGAAAATCCAGAACGACGATTTTTAAGGTAACACATACCATAACATCTTTTATCAGCTTTACATGCTTCCCAGAATATATAAAACAATCTATTTGCTTCTCTAAAATCTGGAGCACCTACATCTATTTTACTCCATTGAAGATACATATAATGTGTTCCAGTTATCCAAGTTGGTTTATTGTTATTCATAAACCAAAAACCTTCTTCTCTTCTTCTGAATTCTTCGTCTATATAATCAAACCATTGTTCTTTATTCTCTTCTGGATAATTTCTCCAATCAAAAATATTTTTAATACGAGATAGTTCTTTTGGATATTCAAATCTAATCCATTTATTTTTTTTGTTGCTATACACTTTCTTCGGTGCTTTGGGTAGAGCTATAGTTAAGTTTTGAATTTCTATAATTTCACCAATCACACCGTTGTTAGATAATACAATTAAATCATGTTCTTTGTTATAACCGTATTTCCACTTCTTTCCCCTATTCATTCGGGTTTTAGTAGTTTTTTTAATAGGTTCTACCGTCTTAACTAAATCTTGTTCGTACATTACTTAGATCTGCCTTCTGCGAATCCTTTAAAGACTTTTTCCTCTCTCTTTTCAGGTGTTTTTCCCTCAAGCAAGTTCTCTTCTTCTTGGATTCTGTTAAGTATTTCAAATGCGTCAAATATAGCTAGTTTTTTAGTAGCCGCAGCATTCTTTAATCTATCAGCTGATATATCATCGTCAGAATCAACAATCGGTTCTTTAGCGACTTTAATCAACTCTTCCACTGCTTTCTGCCCAGCTTGGATTATATTCTTCTTCGTCTCCTTGATATTCATATTTAATTGTGATAAAATTTGATAAAACTCTATATAATCTTTGTCCATCGATTATAAACTCGTATTTACTATTTGGTCTAAAACCAACTAGATCACCAACTTCTACAGTACCATCTGAATATTTAACAATACCTTGTAGTGGTCTTTCAAGATCAATATTAAGTGGATTTTTTGCTTTTAAAGGTTTTATAAAACAATAACCTTTTGGGGTTGTCCACTCTTTATCTCTTTTATATAAAAAGATTTGATCTGGAGTTATAAAATAAGTAGATTCATTAAAATAACTTCTACTATTCTTTTCTCTACGTTTAACATCGTGCCATCTTCTAAAAACATTATGATGTACTATAACTGTATCACCTGCCTTTATATCCGTGTGTGCCGCTATAGGTGTTGATATAACAATTGCTTCTCTATTTACATATTGATGATTAAAGATTTCAGTGTTAAGTATTAACTCTGAATCACCAACTTTTTTCTTATTATTATATCTTTCTCCTTTTGGCGTTACAACAAAGTTGTGAACGCTCTTCATTAGTATTCTAGATTATACTCTACAGATACAGCCATATTTTTGTTGAAATCCTTCCAAGGTAATACGTCATTATTTTTTTTAATATATATAGAATACTTTTCGTCTTCCTCTATAATATCACAAATAGTGTGCCCACCATAAACCTCTTGTCCAACAGCGTAGTGCATGGCATCGTTCTTGTAGTCTTTACCTACACTAATCTTCCTTATTAACTTCGCCATTTTCTTTTTCGTATTTTATAGAACCATCATTAATATCAATATCAATAGTCCCGTATTCTTTCATAAACATTTCTTGCATGTCAACTAATTTTGTTTGACTTTCTGCCATAGCATGTATTTGGTTATGCTTTTTAGCCTCAGTAACACCTATTTGGTGATGCATTATGTTTATATCTTTTACTAATTTTTGTAGATCTTCTAATTGTTCACTAGTAATCTTTTCAGGTTTTATACCTTTTAATTCTTTAATTTTTTTTGTTGTGTTTTTTGCCATTTTATTTAATTTAATTGTTATTGTTATTTGTTATTCGGTAGATGGATTAGTTATAGTGTCTTTTATGTATTCTGGTGTATTCTCCATCGAAGCTCCACGACCATAAGTACCAGTGTCTTTCACTGTCTCACCACCACCTTCTTCAAAAGTCAAGTATATTTTTGGTTTGTGTTGAGTTTCATCGTTAGGACGTCCGTTAGTTACAGAACCATGTGAACTATTATATATTCTACTTACATCTTGAACACTGTCCCATACAGCGAAATCATTTATTGTACCTGACCAATATCCAGTATTATTAGCTTTTTGACCAACATAAAATGTTGAAAAAGTTCCACTTATTGTGGGTAAATTACTTGCGTCATCTCTTTCAACTCCATCAACCCATAGTTTAACCTCATCTGCAGTTGTATCCCAAGTCATGGCTACATGATGAACTTGACCAGAGTTTTCCATAGCTGGAGATGATGTTGATAAAGCTTTTGATGATCCACCGCCTTTATAAGTAGCTCTAAATTGATTTGTGCCAGCGTGGTAAAACATTTGTATAAAATTATTACTATCAACTCTTACTCCAAAAACCATTCTAGTAGTAGTTGTTGTTGGAACAGTTACCCAGGCAGATACGGTTCCAACATCTTTATCAAATTGAGTCGCAGCTGCATCATACTCTATAGCTTCATCAGTGCCATCAAACTGCATCGCGTAATAATCCCAAAAAACCCTAGTATATGGTACGGTTAAAGAACTAGCCAAACCTAACATAACTATACTTGTTGTTTTAAATATTTATATAATTCTGCTCTTTGGTCTGCACTTAAAGCTGTTCCTTTATATACTAAAATATCTTTTATAAAACCTAAAAATGGAATAGCTCCATCTGATGAGGCTGCTATATTATTTATTGTAAGCGCGTCAGCATCTGTATGGTTTTCCGCAGCATCCCAATCTTTATCCGAATAACTACCTCCTTCTACATATATATTTAAATTACCTGTTGATCCATTACTTCTAATAGCTGATATTATATAGTAAGTATCTGTAGCTAAAGTATCTGAAGATTCTTCAAAAGCCGAAGCTCCTGCACCACCTATTATTAATGTTAATTTTTTATTATTACCAATTTTTAATACATTTTGAGAATCATAACCTACTATTGCTCTTGCCGCGCTAAAATCCGTAGTTTTAATTCTAGCTATTATAGAAAAATCTTGATTAGCAGATATACTTATATTACTTCCAAGATCCATAAACACATCAGCGCTAGGATCATGAAAATAAACAGCGCCTAAATCAGCGGCGTCTGTTTCCCAATGAGGTTTTTTAGCTGCTGTAGATTGAGAAGCGTTATTACCATTTCCAGAATGATCAGCCCAAGAGTTAATATCTTCACCATCTGCCATATTACCAGCGGCGGTTGAATTACCACTATTAGCAACTATATCTTTATTAAATTTTAAAAATACTTCTAATCCAGATATATCATTAGGAGCAAAAGAATTTACGCTTGTACTAGTAATACTACTTCCTAATCCTAACACTAGTCTCCTATATAAGCTATTACACCACCTCCACTAGCGATATCAATCTCAGTCCAACGACCATAAATAGTAATCCCTTTTGGAAACGTAACAGAATCTACAACTAATCCTTCAGAACCTGATATAGCGGTTTCACTACCATCACTTAAATTGTGGGCTGCTACTTCAGTTCCTATATATTCTAAACCAGCGTTTGCAGTTTCTGTTGTATCAGCCACTAACCCTCCTGAAGAATCAAACACAGTGTCTGCTAACATTGTTATAGCTACAAACACTTTGTCTGTTGGTGGACTAATAGCGTTTTGTCCAGTTGTAGTATACATTGATCCTAATTGACCAAATCCATAAGTTACTTCTGTTGAGTTTTGTCCCATATTTTTATTTTTTTACTTTTTCAAATGATCGACCACCAAAATAAGCACCGATCACGGTTATTAATACTAATTGAAGTAAATCTACCCA